TTTATAAGAAGATCGAACCAAAAGCAAAGTGTAAGAGCCAAGAAAATACATGGTACTTGCCAAGTGGAGCACGAGTTGAAGGCGGTTATTGTGAAAACCTTCAAGACGTTTTACGTTACCAAGGTCAGTCCTATTCCTGGATTGGTGTGGACGAGTTGCCGCAATACGCTAGCCCGGATGTATGGCATTTTCTTCGTTCGTCCTTACGAACTACTGACCCAAGTCTTCCTTTGCATATGCGCGCGACTGGTAACCCAGGAAATATCGGTTCTGCGTGGGTTAAAAAAATGTTCATCGACCCGGCTGAGGCTGGCACGAAAATTACAGAAAAAGTTGAATATGAAGTTGAGGGAAGGACCCTAACTTCTGAGATCACCCGTAAATTTATCGCGGCTTCTGTTTGGGATAATCCGTACTTAACACAAGATTCTAGTTATATTTCTATGCTAGCTTCTTTGCCAGAGGTAAAAAGAAAACAATTTTTATATGGTGATTGGGATGCAGTTGACGACGGAGCGTTTCCAGACTTTGACAAAGAGACGCATGTGGTACCATCTTTTGAGATTCCTCACGGGTGGACGAAAATCAGATCAGCGGACTTTGGTTACGCGGCACATTCAGGTGTCCTTTGGGGCGCAGTAGACTTTGACGGTTGCCTGTGGATTTACAGGGAGTTATATGTTAACCGTTTAACTGCTGATAAACTCGGGGAACTTATCCGAGAAACAGAAGCAAGTGACGGTAGGATTCAAGATGCGTTATTAGATAGCTCGTGTTGGGCTAAACGTGGTGATACAGGACCATCTATTGCCGAGGCTCTTAATGCAACCGGGTGTAGGTTTAGACCTTCAGACAGATCCCCAGGTTCTCGTGTCGCGGGAAAGATTGAGTTGCACAAAAGATTAGCGGTGGATGAAGACACAGGTGAGCCAGGGATTAGAATCCTAGATAACTGTAGAAATTTAATAAGTCAACTAGCAGCAATTCCTATTGATCCTCGTAATCCCGAAGATGTAGATACTAAATCAGAAGATCACTTGTACGACGCTTTGCGATACATGATACAATCTCGACCTTCTAATGTTAGAGTTGCGTATGAAAATACACCTAAAAGACGCTGGAAACCTAGCGACAACGTATTTGGATATTAAAACATGGTAGATAAAACTGATATTGTTGTGTTAGATGACGAGGCTGGACTAGACGATTCTTCTTACTATAGTCTTGTAAGTTATATCGAATCACGGTATAATCGCGCCCAAGATCGTCGCTACACAGATGAAGATCGGTGGCTACGAGCATACCGAAACTACCGAGGTTTATACGGTCCTGATGTTCAATTCACAGAGGCTGAAAAGTCTCGTGTATTTATTAAGGTTACCAAGACTAAAGTTTTAGCTGCATACGGCCAGCTTATTGATGTTCTTCTAAGTCAAAACCGATTTCCTTTAAGCATTGAACCGACTACTCTACCCGAAGGTGTCGTAGATACTGCTCATGTAGATCCGAAGCAAACCGAAGCAGAGGATATGGTAGAGAAACAAATTGGAAGTATTTATGGGTATCCCGGTGACGGTCAAGATCTTCAGCCCGGTGATACCTCAAATTCTTTACAAGAACGCTTAGGTCCGTTGAAAGAAGATCTAAAAGAACTAGAAGGTTTAGAAGAAGGTCCTGGCGTTACTCCTTCTGCCGTAACTTTCCATCCTGCTCAAGAAGCTGCTAAAAAGATGGAAAAGAAAATTAAAGACCAGTTAGAGGAGTCTTCTGCTACTAAGCATCTTCGTCATACTTGCTTTGAATCAGTTCTGTTTGGAACCGGTATTATGAAAGGCCCGTTTGCTTACGATAAAGAATATGCAAACTGGACAGATACCGGTGAGTATGATCCAATTATTAAAACTGTTCCACGGGTAGAGCATGTGTCTGTCTGGGATTTTTATCCTGATCCAGACGCTTACAACATGGAAGAATGTAATTATGTTATCGAGCGTCATCGGTATACACGATCCCAACTACGCGAGTTAAAGAAGCGTCCTTACTTCCGCCCATCAGTTATTGAAGAAGCCGTTAAAGAAGGCGAGAACTACACTCGTGAATGGTGGGAAGATGATCTAAACGATAATCAGATCAGTTCCGAGTTTGGTTCAGAGAATTCCGTAACAGGTAGCGGCGGCGTAGATCGTTTTGAAGTATTAGAATTTTGGGGTACCATTGATCGCAAAGTGGCTGAGTCACAAGATATCGAGATACCAAAAGAGTATGACGATACTGATGAGCTACAGATTAACTGTTGGATTTGTAATGGTAAGATACTACGCTTTGTGATTAACCCCTTTACACCTGCACGTATTCCTTATGTAGCATCGCCGTACGAGTTAAATCCTTACAGCTTCTTTGGTATCGGTCTTGCTGAAAATATGGATGATACTCAGACTCTTATGAATGGTTTTATGCGTATGGCCGTGGATAACGCGGTTCTATCTGGAAACCTCCTTATTGAAGTAGATGAAACCAATCTAGCACCAGGGCAGGACTTAAATGTTTACCCTGGTAAGGTATTCCGTCGTCAAGGGGGTGCTCCTGGACAGGCTATCTTCGGTACAAAATTTCCTAACGTCTCCTCTGAAAATATGTTATTATTCGACAAAGCTCGGGTTCTAGCTGACGAGTCGTCTGGTTTGCCTTCGTATTCATATGGCCAAACAGGCGTGATGGGTACCGGTCGTACTGCTTCAGGTATCTCCATGCTAATGGGGGCAGCTAGTAACTCTATTCGCACTGTTGTTAAAAATATTGACGATTATTTATTACGTCCGTTAGGTGAAGCTTTATACGCTTGGAATATGCAGTTTGATTTTGATCCTGAGATTAAAGGTGATCTAGAAGTTAAAGCACGAGGCACAGAAAGCTTTATGCAGAACGAGGTACGTTCTCAGCGGCTTATCAGCTTCCTACAGATTGCTAGTAACCCTGTTCTTGCTCCTTTTGCGAAATTCCCTTACATTATGCGCGAGATTGCAGCGACTATGGATCTCGATATGGATAAGGTCACAAACAACCCCGAAGAAGCCTTCCGGCAAGCCCTGCTGCTTCAACAGATGCAGAAGCAAGCTATGGAAGACGCTCCTCCCCAACAATCTCAGGTAGCTGTCGGACAAGACGCTATGGGTACTGGAGGAGGAACAATCGGTGTAGGACAAGCACCGGTACCCGGAGAAGAGGGAGCACCTACTGGAGGTGGCCCAACACAAGCCCCGGCACAACAAGAAGCACCACAACAACAAGGTCTGACAGACGAGCAAATCGCTCAGTTCATTCAACAAAACTTAGCGGGGTAATATGGCAGACTCAAATCTTTTAACCCGTGCATTTGCTACATCCGTAAAAAAAGAACTTGACAAATTAACAAATCGGGTGTATAATATAGAGAAAGTTACAGATAACAATCTTGATCGGATTATCAAGCATAAACCAATACCGTTACAACCGATCAATGTTAGTGTAGACTTAGATAAAATATCCGACTCTATTAAAGAGTTAGAGCATACTACTACCGTAAATATCCCGGATAATTCTGAACAGTTACTAGAAATTGCTCAAGCAGTTCTAGGTTTAGAAACGTCTACAGATCTTGCGCCTATCGTTGAAGCCATTAAAGAATTAAATTTAACGGTACCAGACAACGCAAAACAACTAGAGTCGCTGTCTCAAGCAATTCAAAATATCGAAATGTCTCTAGATATCACTCCGATTGTAGAGGCTTTAGAAAAAAACACAGAAGAGTTGTACGCACTAAGAACGCACACGAATGCTTTAATCGAAGGTATAGATTCTTTATACAGTGCTATCACCGCAGAAAAAACTGTGGTGTATGATGATAACGGCAGAATTACTAGCGTTAAAGTGGAGAACAATTAATGGCTATTGCTGACGACTTTTCTGTTTCTCGATTGCAGAAACATGATCACGGGGGTTCGGGTAGATGGCTCTGATTACTGATCCTGATAACCTTAACCAGGGCACTGAAATCACAATTGATACGGGCGCGAAAACCATCGCGCTTGCGGTTGCGGGGAATCTTTCAAACGACGGTGTGACTGGTCAGGCTCTCTACTCGTTTCTTAAGGAGGAATGGAAAAATGACTCTAGCCTAATCGCGTACCCGTTCCCGATGGTGTCAATCACGCCGGAACAGTTTGAATTTATTGAGGATTGGGTTCCGGCAAACGACACAACACGCAATTTAATTCGGTCAGCAGGTTGGCGAGAGATTACAGCGGCTGACGCGGTCGAGCGTGAGTACATGGGCATCATCTCGTTGGGTACTATTGATGGTGCTGATACTCCTTATTACGCCTTTAGCAGTGATAGCGCCAAGACCGACTTTGACTTCGCGGGCACGATCAATCAGGCAATTCAAACGTTTGGTGACGCAAGCAACGGCAACTTTGATAAGCGGTCAGATACGCTTACGGTTTACATTCGCGCTCAAGGTAAAACCTATGGTTCGGCCACGTCAACGTCTATTGGCCTAACGGCTCTTAACTATATCACAAATCGATTCCCGCTGGCCGAGGCTGCGGACAGTAAAGTCACTACGTCCGACGGCGATATTGCGACGACAACACCTTACACTGGCATGAGCATCACATACGGCGCAGTCACTAGGTCTATTGGTGGCGTCAGTTACAATTTCAATGTGGTGGTTGACGGCAACAGCGGTACAGCGGAAGAAATTTATGAGTTCCTGCAATACAGCCTTCGCCAAGCGACCGATATCGACGATGGCGCGGGAACACAAGTGGGACAGCTTGCCGACGTGTTCTCCAACTTTGTCGGTGACACGCTCAAAACGACCACTGGCGTTTTTATCGACAACTTCCAAAACGCGGATCGAAACCGCTTAATCTTCACCGACACAGGCGGCACAGAACGGACATTCCCATTCCTCGCAACCGGCACGATTAGCTTCAATGCGAACCTCGTTTCTGACTCAGATGCTATCTACCGCATGTTCTTCACCAGTGGCTTCAACAGCGGCTCTGCCATTCTGGTTGACGACAATAGCGGAACAGACATCAGCGGCACGGTAGGGGGCGCGTCATCGGTTACCTTCGACTTTGACTACGACGGCAACACCCAAGGCGGACGCACGGCGGGCACTGACGCGAATGTAACAATTGTTGCGGTGGGCTTAAGCGGCGCGCAACACGTCATCGCTACTGGTACCATTACTCGTGCTACAGGACAGAATTTTAGTCTTGTTGCGCCGCTTGAACGTAACTATAGCAACCCATAAATATAGGAAGTTTATATGGCTGTAACTTTCACCAGCACGTCAGAACGCATTACGATCAGCGGCAACTACAAAGCCTTTACGGGTGCGTCTGGCAGCACGACGACGGTGATCCAATATTCGTCGGGTGACGCTCCTGCGAGTGGCGATGCTGGCCGCTTTCTGCGTTGGAAAAACGGCGCGAATACGGGTGACTGGGAAGTGCGCTTCATTGATTCCGCTACGGCGGCAACTGTGACCGTGACGGATGGTGGCTTCTCGTCAGCACCACCCAGCGGCGACGACTTTGTTATATCTACGAGCCTAGAGGATATAGACGCCGCA